ATCAAAGATACTAAATTAAAAGCGTGGGCAGACCAAACGGATAAGAAAGACCAGGCTAAAATAACAAAGGATAATCTTCTTAAGTTTGAAGAGATATTTTTAGGAGTTGGAGCAGATGTTCTTTCATTTATGACATCAGTTCTAACTGCAAACCCAGATGCTGCCAAACAACAAATGGTGGGTAGACTGGAAACTGCTATATCATCTATTAGAGCAACCGGTGATGCGAAAAACTTAGCTAAATTAGAAATAGAATTAGCTAGATTAAATGCGTTAGGTGGATTCGATAAGATTGTACCAAATGAGGGTATTGTATTCTCTTATAAGGGAGCTACATACAAATTAACTGGAGCATTTGCACCTTTGAATCAAATTTTAGGAATCTTCACATTTAGTAGATAATGGAATTATATACCTCAAAGATAATATTCGATACTGATATATTGTTAAAAGAGATAAACGAACAATATGATACTAGTTCTATATCAGAGCATACCCCTACGGTAGCAATGCATAATTTAGATAGAAATTATGAGTTACCTAAATTAAAAACATTTAATGAATTAGTATTACCTATATTCGATGGATTAGAAATTGATAATATATTCCTATTTTTTGCACATCCTTCTGGTAAATTAGATTGGCACAAAGATGGAGGGCATGAATATAGGAGATTTATATTTCCGATTATTTCCAATGAAAATTGTATAAATTGGTTTAAATTGGATGAAGTTGAATATAGTACTAGATTTGAAGATGGTAAGATACATTGGTTTGATTCACAAAGAATAGAACATAATGTTATCAATACCGGTGATACTATTAGAGTTGCGTATCTGTTGGACATGAAATGGGAAGCCGGTTCTATGAAAAATGTTTTGGAAAATAGTTTTGATAGACATAATCTATTTGTTTAATTTTAATATTTATTACTATATTATTCCCCTAATGAGCAAACCAGTAACAGAGTGTATTATCGTATCTAAGGAGGTTAATGATAAATTTATCCTAGCAAAAAATAGAGATAGAGCATACAAACCTAAATTAGAAATAGTTCACACCATTATAGATGGAGTGGAAGTTGCATATTTACATGATATAATCACCGATTGGAGTGAAGGGATGAATGAAAATGGTATCGGAGTTATCAATTCCGCTCTATTAGTTGGGCACGATGAAGCTGAAAAAAAATTGGTTAAAAAGGTTGGTAAACCTGGACCAGATGGTGATAAAATGAGAAACATCATCAAACAACCTACACTTAAGCAGGCAATCAAAGCAGCGCTTACATATAAGGGTAAGAGTTCATTATCTTTAAAAGGTCATACATTTGTATCATCTCCAAAACACATGGTTAGTATCGAAACTACATCAAAGCATATGCCTGATGTAAAACTACAAAATACTGAAAGTCCTGTAGTTAGAACTAATCATGGACACGTATTTACCGATGCAGGATACACAGATGGAATCAAATACTTATCATCTAAGTTGAGAAAAACAACCGCAGAAAAAACAGTAGATAAGGTTAGTGATTGGACAGAGATAGCAGCGGCAATGAGAAAGGAATTTTTTAAAACAAATTCACAATTAAATATGAGAAGACAAAGCGATGAAATGTGGACATCTTCTCAAACGGTGATGAATCTTACAGATAGAATATTACAGATAAATTACTTTGAAAGTAAAGTAGAATCATTCGAAGGAGTTAGGGTTGAGTTGCCAGATGGGTACACTCCTAAGATTAAGATTGAGGTTGTAAAATTACCTTAATCTCATTTTCCATAATATATATAGATATACAAAATAGGTTATATGGCTAAAGAATTTAGAAAAGATTTAATGCATAAAACCCGCCGTGAATTGGTGGATTTTGTGTTTAGGGGGGAAGACCCTAGTAAAGCGTTTGGTTACGAAAAATCCAACCCACATACTAAAAGGGAAATTGGAGAAGTATGGGAAGATGATGTATATCGTTATGAACAGAAAGAAGGGTTCGTATTAAAAACAGGTAAGAATCACGAGGCATTTCAATCAGCTAGAGAATTTTTAAGAGAACAGGATAATTGCAAAAATCCGGATTGCTCTAAAGAAAAGTATGGGCCTAACGATAAAATTTTAATTAAACAATCTGGATTTTGTATTGACTGTAATATAGAAATGGATACCGAAGCGACTAAGCTAGGAGTGTTTGAAGAGTATAAAAACTATAGAATATTTAATAGAGCAATTGCTAAGGCAAAAGAAGCTAGAACTCAAATAGAAAGTGGTATAAAAGAACTTAAACCTCAATATGAGTATATCTTAGAAAACGGACAAACTGAGATATGGCATTTACCAAAACCAATGGATGAAATGAAAGCTGATATGGAATTGGAAATTAGTAATATTGATAAAGGATTGTTAGAATTAGAAGAAGATATAGTTATATATGATACTAAATTGAGGGAACTCAATAATCCTATCATAAACAGAATATTTTAATGCAGGATAAACAATTATCTTTAAAGGATGTAATCAGACAAGAGTATGTTAAATGTGCAGCAGACCCCGTATATTTCATGCGTAAGTATTGTAAGATTCAGCACCCTACGAAAGGTAAGTTAAGGTTTGAGTTATTTCCATATCAGGAAAAAACTTTATTACAATTTAAAGAACACCGATACAACTTAGTTCTTAAATCCCGTCAAACAGGTATCTCCACACTAACCGCTGGTTATTCTTTGTGGAAGATGATATTCAATCAAGATTATAACGTACTTGTTATTGCGATTAAGCAGGAGGTTGCTAAGAACTTAGTAACAAAGGTAAGGGTTATGTATGATAACTTACCGAGTTGGTTAAAGGTAGCAACACAGGAAGATAACAAACTCTCATTACGATTAGTAAATGGTTCACAAGTAAAAGCTATTCCATCCTCACCTGATGCAGGTCGTTCTGAAGCCTTATCATTATTAGTTGTCGATGAGGCGGCTTTCGTACCGGATATTAATGAGATTTGGGCATCTGCAACTCCGGCCCTATCAACGGGTGGTAGCTGTATAGCACTTTCTACACCGAATGGCGTGGGCAACTGGTTTCATAAACAATGGGTAGGTTCAGAGGAAGGAACAAATGAGTTCAACCCAATCCATCTACATTGGACGGTTCATCCTGAGAGAGACCAAAGATGGAGAGATGAGCAAACAAAAGTATTGGGAGAGAAGTTGGCAGCACAAGAGTGTGATTGTGACTTTATATCTTCCGGTGATACGGTAATTTCTCCTGAAATCCTAATGTGGTATAAGGAAACATTTGTTAAAGACCCGGTTGAAAAGGGTGGATGGGATGGAAACTATTGGAAATGGGAATATCCTGATTACAATAAATCTTATATGGTTGTAGCCGACGTTGCCAGAGGTGATGCATCAGATTACTCAGCTTTCCACGTTATGGATGTTGTTAACAATGTTCAGGTTGCGGAATATAGAGGTAAGATAGATACAAAGGAATTTGGTAACTTCTTAGTTTCAGTTGCAACGGATTACAATAATGCACTATTAGTTGTGGAGAACGCAAACATCGGATGGGCGGCACTACAACAGGTAATAGATAGGGGGTATAACAATGTGTATTATCAAACATCGGATTACAAATATGTGGATGTTGAAAGACAATATACTAATAAATTTGGAGCAGAAGAGAGAAGACAGGTAGCAGGATTTACAACATCTGCAAAAACCCGCCCTCTTATGATTTCTAAATTAGACGAATATTTTAGAGAGAAATCGGTAGTAATACAATCGGTTAGAACAATAGATGAGTTATTTACTTTTATATGGTTCACAAACAGAGCGGAAGCTATGAGGGGGTATAATGATGACTTAACGATGTGTTTGGCGATTGGGTTGTGGGTGAGGGATACCGCGTTACGTTTAAGACAAGAAAGAATGGATTTAGCTAAACAAGGATTAAACTCATTTGCATCCACAGGAAACGAAATGGGGGTATATAATCATCAAACTTTTAAACAAAATCCGTATGAAATGGATTTCGGTGGCGAAAAAGAAGATATAAGATGGTTACTTTGATATTTATAATAAGTTTACTTATATATTAATGTTTTAGTGTAAATTCTCTATATATATGTATATACAATATAGTTTTAAGAATTATAGAAAATAATATAAAAAATGGCAGAAAACAACAATTCTTTTTTTGATAGATTACGAAAGGTCTTTTCGACTGGTGTTATTGTCAAAAAAGAAGGAAACAGAACGAGAGTTATTGATACCGAAAACAGTCAACAGGTAACTAACTTAAAATCGTTAAAGGATAGATTTTATAGATTGCAATCAGGATATACGCAGGATGTATATCAAACCCAATTATCATATCAAGTAATTCGTAGAGAGTTATTCTTAGATTATGATGCAATGGATAACGACCCAATCATAGCATCGGCGTTGGATATCTATGCAGATGAATCTACTACTAAAAATGAGTATGGGGATGTTCTTACTATAAAAACAGAAAATCAACAAGTTAAGGAAATATTAGAGAGTTTATTCTATGATACAATGAACATAGAGTTTAATCTTTGGCCTTGGGTTAGAAACCTATGTAAATATGGTGATTGTTTTATTGTATTGGAAATAGCTGAAGGAGAAGGTGTAGTTAACGTACATCCACAATCGGTGTATCATGTAACTAGAACTGAGGGATTAAACGACCCAACGAGAGTTAATAGAAGACAAGAAGGTATCAAATTCACCATTGACCCTGATAGATTGGGTAAGCATGAATATGATAACTTTGAGGTGGCTCACTTCCGTTTGTATTCGGATACAAACTACTTACCTTATGGTAAATCAATGATTGAGAACGCAAGAAGATTGTGGAAGCAAATTACATTGATGGAAGATGCAATGATGATACATCGTATTATGAGAGCACCTGAGAAAAGAATATTCAAAATTGATATAGGTAACATTCCTCCTCAAGAGGTTGATAACTATATGCAGAAGATTATCAATAAGATTAAGAAAACTCCTTTTCAAGACCAAAAGACT